CTCATTACATAAACTTCTTGTGCCATGACAGTACCAACCGACACCAGCATAGAAATAATAAAAACTTTTTTCATAATATATCCTCAAATAATTTTCCACAATGTGGGCAATATAGCCGTTTAGGTTGCCATGCTTCCATTGTAGCAATGCTAAACCATCCCTTGCACTCTTGGCAGGTGAAATGATAAATGATTTCTTTTTCTACATTCATTGTGTGTAGTAGCTATTTTCTACTTATGTATATATAACGCCTTTGCTCTATATTACGTTGACGGAATCCGGCGGGCTTGTGGAGTCTCCGCCTAACTACAAGGTCTCTCACCTTGGCAACCTGCTATGCAGGTTTACCCCTACCGGACAGTATATTTAATTGATTCTGCTATAATTTAAAACCATACCGGAACCATACATGCTTTCTGCAATCATTTTACATTCCCAATCGTTGTTGGCATTAACTACGACATCGGCAGTTTGATACTGATTAAGTCTAACCCAAACGCGATATTGATACATGATATGTCCTTATCTTACTGATTGAATATTTTGAGCCTGTTTACCGTTATTACCATCTACTACTTCAAATTGGACTAATTCTTCCGGTTTCAATGTTTTGTAACCTTCCATATTAATCTGGCTAAAATGTGCAAACACATCCTCACCACCTGCATCCGGAACAATAAATCCAAAACCTTTGGAATTACTGAACCATTTTACTTTACCTTTTTGCATACTACTTTACTTTCTTTATGTGTTTATTATACAGTGATTTTCTCAACTTGTCAACCATTATTTTACCAATTAAGCATTGGAAAGATCAAATAATCCTGTAACGCCGGGGCCTTTGGCATTTTTATCATTCATAAATGTACAAACTTGCCCACGATTTCCAGCCTTGTTAAAACTAATATGATGCCACGGTAGTCCTGTTCCAGTAGTCTTATACTCTAATAAAAATTGATCATATTTGGTATTATCTTTAATCCATAATGCTCTTGTATAATAATCTGCTTTACTTGCTTTAGCATATTGTATATCGCAGGCCATGCCCTTAGGGTGTTGGCTAGTAGGACTACCTGAACCGCCTTTTCTAAATGAGCAGGTCATAAATGCATCAGGATATTGCTTTTTAATAATATCAAAACAATTAATAATCATTAATCGTAGATTGTCGCTTACTTCTTGTACAGTCATACCATTTTGTGGAGCAACAGTAGCTACATCATATGGGAATATTACTCCGGGCTGTTTAGTAACAGTTTTAACATAATAATTAGTTCCAGTTAATGGTCCAACACACAATAATGTATCATCAACTGTTCCATCTACTGTTACACTACCTGTAGTTACCCCTTGTTTTACTTCGGGGGGTGGCGGGGAAGTATTAGAAACAACAGGATTAGTTGCTGCAACAGTTCCTTTATCTAAATCTACTTGTGTAATTGTTCCAGCAGCAACTAATGCTTGTTGTTGTGTATTAACTGCGTCCGGGCTATCAGCATCTCCTTCAATTGCTTCTGTGACTGCGTTTTCTTGTTGAAATGTTGGAGCACTAATTGCTACACTTATAGCAGCAGCAACGCCGGTTCCTGCCGGATCATTCCATAACGCAATGGGAATATAGTTAGCAAAAACATTTGGACTATGGTAAACGTCTTCAACTGCATCTAATCCACTATTTCCCTGTGAGCCTCCGCCTGGTACATATGGCATATTTTATCTCCTAATACATTATTTACGCTAGAGCAATGCCTGTTGTTCCTTCAGTATATTGTTTGGCAGCTTCACCTTTACTATACACAATAAAAAACGTATTACTCTTGTTAAGAGTAACAGCACTATCTTTACCAAGAAATACCCAAGGGATCATTCCCAGTCCTTGCCCATTCATAGTTAATGCCAACGGACGATTTATAGTAATTGTGTCGTTGTCTTCTTTTTCAAATCTAGCAATAATTTCATCACCATTGATTAACTTAATGCTTACTACGTCTCCCAAAGAGAAACCTTTATTGATCAACATTTTTTATTCCTTATTTTTCTATTTAATATATTCATATTTTTTCCTGTATAATCTTGATGCAACTGTTCCTACAGGAATTTATCACTACATTCTTTGCAAGACTAATCTTCCCCAATTAATTTTTCTAACAAAATATAATGGTCGTATGCTTTGCGAAGCGCTGCATTTCTAATTTTTTTGGATCTGGAGTAAGGATAGCCAATCTATCTTCAATACTTTCTAACAGCTTACCTAGACTGCGACCTTTCCATTTAATGTCGCCCTCGAACGCTGCATCACCCTTGACATTCATTGAGGGAGAACTAGTACTAATAGTGGTCCAAGGTTGAGTGGTATTAGTTGTGTATAGATACCCGTTATTAAAATTAGTACCAAGAATTCCACTACTACCGTTGGCCGAGATACTAGTATAAAGATTGCTCATTGATGATATCTGTGCAGTAGTTAGTGGAGGAATAGTCACCGATGACATATCAATGTTGTCATATTCAGACCCGTTCATTTTAAGAATTCCTTTAGCTCAGAAACTCCGCCAATTATCTTTCCGTCGATAATAATTTGTGGTACTGATCGTGCTGTAGGGATTTCTTCTAGTAACTCTTCTTTGGTATAACCGTCACCAATTTTTCTCTCTTCAAATGCAATTTCACGTTGACCTAACAATAATTTTGCTTGATCACAAGACGTACAATTGTACTTACTCCATACTACTACTTTCATTTTTACTGTCCTCTTCTATTAATTGCTGAGGCTATTTGACTAACCTCTCCGCGTCTGCGGTTATTCTCTCTTTCTAATAAACTAACTCGTCGGCCCAACTCTTGATTCTGTTTAATCAATTGTGCAACCTGTTGTTCAAGTTTTGTAATTTTATCTGTGTCGGTTGACATTACAAATTAGGGAGAGTTTCTAAATCAACGTCTCCCCCCATGACCCCAATAATATAATTTGTAGATTCAGTTTCCTGTAGAGCTGACTGCTTTTTTCCAATATTGGTATGTTTATTAAACCATGGGATAGGACTGCTCTTAGGATGATCGTTGAGATACTTAATGTTAATTTCTTTTAATCGTGTAAATGCTGTATAGTCTACAAAGTCTTTTAGAATATTGGCATTAAGTCCAATCACTGGACCTTTCTTAAACAAGTAATCTGCCCAAGATTTTTCTTCTTCTATAACTTCCATATACATAGCATATACTTCTTCGCGACACTCTTCAACTATTTTGGCAAAACGGTCATCGTCTTTCACTACATTGTTGATCAACCAAGCAGTCCATTCTGCATGTAACAGTTCATCCTGCAAGATCAGACTAATAATATTACCATTACCAATATAGATCTTGTTTTCTACCATGGCCAAACTTGTGGCGAACGATACCATGAACCTAAATGCTTCAAGAGCATAACTAGCATTGAGTGCTAACCAGATTGCTTTGATGTGACTTTTTTCACTTACTAATTTTGGATTAATTTCCTTACAGCAATTTAGTTCATGCAGTTTGTCATAATATATACCTATACTAGCAGACATCTCTACAATTTCTTTAGTGTTGTGTATCTTGTTAAATTCTTCTTTAGGCACACTATACACATTACGTATGATGTGACTATAACTTTTGCTATGAATATTTGTCTCAAAAAACGACCAATTACTAACCAATGCTTCGAGTTCCGGAATACTGATCACAGGGCTAAAGATTTGACTTGGAGCACGGCCTTGGATGCTGTCTAATGCTGTTTGTCGTAATAGATTGCTAGTGAAGATGTGTTTGACTGCATCGCTGGCATCTTTGTGATCCATCTTGTCTTTGGTCAAACTAATCTCTTCTGGAACCCAAAAGAATCCACGTGCCAAAGATTCAAATGTTTGTAATTTATTATACTTCACTTCTTCAAAACGTTGAACAGTAACAGGACCTTCGGGATCTAAAAACATTTTTCTTTTAAGATAGTTTGGTTGTTTCGATAGATTGTATTGTTCTTTACTCATTATGTGTTTTCCTATTATATATTAAAGTTTGCAGGCCAAACAATCATCCTCTTCTTCACTATAAATCGTAACAGGTTGTGCTGCCACTAATCTGTCACTTTGAGTTGTAGTTAAAATATGTTTCGAATCTGTCTTATTCAGAAGGCTATAATACATGGTCTTTAAACCCCACTTGTAGGCCAACATTAAATTCTTAGCAATCAATGTACCTGGGACCTTACCATCAGCAAAATGCTTAGGACTATAAAATGTATTGGTACTTAGACTTTGATCAATATATGCTGCTAGTACTGCTGAAGTTTTTAAATAATCAACACAGTCTTTTTGTTCCCACATCATTTGATAACGATTTTTCAAGCGACGATATTCAGGAACTACTTGTACAAATGAACCTGCCTTGCTTTCTTTAACACTGATCAGTTCCATGGGCATTTCAATCCCATTAGTAGAATTTAATACAACACTGCTAGATTCAACGGGAGCAACTGCCATCAATGTAGCATTACGTATTCCGTACTGTTTCATTCTAGTACGTAACGGCTCCCAATCCATGCTAGGAGTAAAGTCAGTAAGTTCGTTAACACCTGCTGCTCTACGTTCCCAAGGAAATACGCCCTTACCATAATAAGTATATTTGCTACGCAGACATGGGCCTCGCTCTTGGGCCAGTTCCACACTCATCTCAGTTAGGTAGTATGCTTGGTGTTCCATCCAACGCTTGACTTCTGCTAGTGCATCTGCTTCACCATATTTAAAACTCCTACGTGCATGCCAGTAGGCTAAGTTTGTAATGCCAACGCCGAGGGGTTCGAAATCTTCATTGGCTAGTTTACTTTGTATGCTTAGGAAGTCTTGATACTGTAGCAAGTTACTTAAACTACGTACAAGCACTCTG